CCCATCCAATCCGATTCTCAGCAGTGTCCGCCCGATCTTCGGGTTTTAACGGAGGAAGCAAATGAAGCGCCTATTGAAGTTCCTGTCTCTGCTCCGTGCGTTCCTCTCGCTCCCGGCGGCGCAGGGCTTGCTGTACACCGCGAATTTCAGCAACACCTCGAGCGGAACGGCGATCACCGACATTCTCGCGCTCGAAACTTCGGCGGCGGTGCCGATCCTCATTCACGAGTGGCGCATGACGTCCGCCGCGACGGTGGACACGCGCCTCGTCGTGCAGATCCTCCGGCGCACCACCGCGCACACGGGCGGAACCACGGTCACCCCGCGCGCGTTGAACTCGCGCAACACGGTCGCCGCGGCGACGGGCGTGTTCTCGATCGACACCACCCCGGGCACGGCGGGCAACATCATCGAGAGCGAACTGTGGTCGGTGCTCGTGCCGTACTCGCGCATCTACACGCCGGACGAGCGCATCTATGTGCCGATCTCTGGCTTCCTGTGCCTCGCGTTCACCACGGCGCCGGGTTCGGCGGTGAACATCTCTGCTGAAGTGTTCTTCGAAGAACTGTAAGCCGTGTTCTTTGAAATCTCAGTCCCGTTCCCGGATGAGAAGCGATTCCGGCGACCGACGGGATGGGATGAGGGGTGGGCGCGGTTCTACATGCCGCAGACCCCGCTCGCCCCTTGGCGCGCGACGCTGCCTACGCAGCAGCAGCAGGGTCCGGTCGAGTTCAGGCGCGTAAGCGACGACGGATGGTCGCTCTTCCGGCCCTACTGGCAACCGCCGCCCAGCGGGGTGCCGTACTTCGTCGGCCAGCCGCCCATCACGCCGTGGGCGTATTGGCCGAAGGACGAGGCGATCCGCTACCGCGTGGATCTCTTCCGGATGTACATGCCGCAGACGCTTCTGACTCCGGTGACGGGTGCCGCCTCGGAGCGTCGGCGCTGGGAGTATTGGCCCGGGGACGAGGCGCACCGGGACATCACCGAGAACTGGCGGCTCTACATGCCACAGACTCGGCTCGCGCCATGGCGCCTGCTCGCGGAGAACCGCCAGCAGTTGGACGCCGAAGCCTTCCGCCGGGTGAGCGAGGACGGGTGGGCGACCTTCCGCTTCTTCTGGACCCAGCCCGCGAGCGGCTCCCCCTTCTTCGTCAACTATGCTGCGCCGCAGCAGTGGACGTACTGGACGATGGACGAGGCCAAGCGCGAGGACATGGCGCAGCGGCGGCTCTACATGCCGCAGACGACCTTGCAGCCGTGGGTGGCGACGCAAGCCGAGAACCGGCAGCAGCAGGGTCCAGTCGAGTACCGTCTCGTGTCCGACTTCCCGTGGGATACGTTCCGCTTCTTCTGGCAGGCGCCGCCCCTGCCGCCACCCCCTTCGGGGACCAATTACCGCTCGTGGCTCGTCCGGGGAGTTGGCGTCCGGACGCGGATTGTCGTAAATTCGAACGTAGACGGCGACCTTGGAGACACTTCATGACGGCAACGCGCACGATTTCGGCTGAATCAATCCTCGATTTGAGCGAACAGGCGGCGGCGCTTCCCGCGGTGCTCTCGGGGGTGCTCGACACCCGGATCGCGGAACTGAAGAAACTCAAGGCGGATCTCGACGCGAAGACTGCGATCGCCAAGACCGTCGATGCTGCGAACAAGCTGCTCGAGGACGCAAAGACCAAGGCCGCGGCCCTCGTGGCGCAGGCCGAAGTGGACGCTAACTCCTCTCGCGTGGCAGGCAAGGCAGTGGCCGATACCGCGGCGTCGAAACTAGCGGAAGCGGACAAACGCGCGCAGGAGGTCGAGGCCACGGCGAGGACGCTCGCCTCCAACGTGGATGCCTATAACCGCAACAACACCGCCCTGATGGCCGCGATCGAGGCCAACAATGCCACCGCCCGCGCCCTCGACGTGCGCAAGGCGACCCTCGATGCCGACGTCATCAGGATGAACGATCTCTCGAAGAAACTGACTGCCCGTCTGGACGCCCTGAAAATCACGATTTGACAAGCTCGAGTAAAGGGGATCACCATACCGCGTTAGTAGGCACTCACTCCCCCCGTAAGGAGCTTTGATGAAAACCCGCGAAGTACTTCTTGCAAAGGCTGTTCGGAAGTTCCTCCATTTGGGCGTGGGCGCCCCTGTCACCAACATCTTCAACACGGCCGCAGGCGGGATCGAAGTCGATGGCAACATGATCCCTGCGGGGGCACTCATTACCGCTCTCACGCAACTGAACCTATTCAACATCGCCGACACCGCGGTGAACTTCACGAGTTCGGCGGCTGCGACGCTGACCATCAGCGCGCTCGGCAACCTCTACCAGAAGCTCACCAACGGCGGCGCGGTCACGGTCACGCTCGACGGCGCCTACAACATCGTCAACAACCTGCAAAACCCGTTCAATGGTCAGACGGGGGCCTTCAACATCTTCTCGAGCGGCGCGGGCACAGTCGCGACGCCGACGCTTACGGACACGACCGTCACGCTCTCGGGTACGACGTCAATCACCGCCGGCAACGTCCGCGAGTACCAGTGGCAGATCACGCAGTTGGCGACCATCGTGGGCACCGCGGTCACGGCTGGCACCACGTTCACGTCCCTCGCGCAGGTGGGCACGACCAACCAGTACACAGTGACGCTCGCGACGAACGCGATCGTGCCTGTCGTCGGCAACGTGATCTTCATCAACGTGACGGCCGGGACGCTGCCGGCTGGGTGGTATCCGGTCAGCAAGGTCACGAGCGCGACGTCGTTCCAGATCGTGGCCCCGATCACCGGCACCGCGTGGACCGCGACGGCCGCAACGATTCCGGGCACCTTGACGGTTCCCTCTTCGCAATATCAGACGGGCTATACCGTGGGCGCCACGGGGTCGGTGGGGATCTTCTCGCCGCTCATGACGATCACGGCCATGCAATCCGGCGCGGCCATCGTCTAAGGGGGGTTCATGAAGCTGCTCAAGTTCCTCCGGACTGGAGTCATCTTCCCGTTGCCTGCGGGGATGACCCCCGACAAGAGCGCTGCGTTCGGGTTGCTCGGTCTCATCAGCAACGTCAACAACTACTCCGAGGCCCTTCCGGCAAGTTTCGGCATCGCGACGTCGGGGACCAACATCACGTTGACCCCATTGCAGGCGACCATCGGCGTGACGCGGCTCACGGCGGGCGCTTCCGGCGGCTTCACCATCACGCTGCCATCGACTGCCTCGATCCTGTCGTTCATCGGCGCTGGCAATGCAGTGCCTATCGACGGCAGTTATGCCGAACCGATCTCGATCATGAACGACAATATCGCTCAGACCGGGACGCTGACGGCGGGCGACTCGAGCACGACGCTCGTCGGCACCATGACGGTCGCGACCAATACCCGGCGGCTCTTCCTGTTGACGGTGACGGGCGCGAACACAATCCAGATCAACAACATTGGTTCCATGGGACTCTAAGGGGACGACCATGCTCAAGCGCCTGTTGCGATTTCTCAGTCTCCGAGTCGAGCCGGGCGAGGAGAATGCCGACGCCGATCCCGGCACGACGATGGACGACGCCGGCAGTACGGGCGACGAAACATTCGATGATCTGCTGGATCTCGCCGAGGACAGCGGAGGCCAGCCGAAGGCGGATGACGCTGATTCCGACGAGTCTCCGGCGATCAAGGAAGCGAAGCGACGGGCAGACGAGGCAGTTCGCGAGCGCGATACCGATCGTCGTCGTATCAGCGATCTTGAGACCCAGCTACGCAATGCGACTCCGCCGCCGCAGGCGCCGCGCGATGTCGATTACGACAACGAGGAACGCGAACTCGCATCAATTCGCGCTCAAGTCGCCGCCGGCACTGCCACTAATGAGCAACTGACATGGCGCCAGTGGCAGATCGATTCCAACCGGAACATTCGCGCAAGCTCTCGCGCCTCGCATTCGGCGCTGATGCAGGCGCAGGAAATTGCCGATCGTTCGAGCTTCGACAAGCTCGAGATCACTCGCCCCAAGGTTTACAAGGCATATGCTGGACGTGTCGAACAGGCTATGAACGAGATTCGCTCAAAAGGGCAAGCGGTGCCGCCGCGCCTTGCGGTGCTGCGTCTGTTGATCGGTGACGACATCATGAACGGCAAGGCGCGGCCCAAGACTGCGGCGAAGAAGACAGCGGAACCCGTATCCCGAGTCGATCGGGGCCGTCCACCGACGGTACGGTCCGATGTCCGCTCCGGTGGCGGGGCCAAGACAGAGCAGCAGAAACGCATCGAAAGGCTTGAAGGGCGTCCCATCTAATCACGCGGAGCACACGATGAACAGGTTCCTTTGGAAAATCGCCGCCTTCCTGACGCTCGGCGTGGTCAATGCGTCAACCTCGCCCGGGTTTCAAGCGGACGTCGAGAACTACATCCAAGAGGAAGTCGAGCCGCTCGCGCGTCGGCAACTCGTTGCCTACCAGTTCGGCAAGCCTCTGCACCTAGACACCAATCGCGGGGTGAACTACACGGCGACGCGCTTCGAGCGTCTGCCGTTGCCGTTCGCGCAGTTGCAGGAAGGCGTCGCGCCGCCCGGTGAGCCGGTCCAGCTTGTGCAGGTGGTCGCGACCGCCCAGCAATGGGGTGACTCGGTGATCGTCACCGACGTCGCGAACCTGACGATCAAGCATCCGATCTTCCAGCAGGCGATCCAACTCGTCTCGCTGCAAATGCCGGAAACCATCGAGCGCAACACGCTCAACACGCTCGTGTCCGCGAACCAAGTCAACTTCGCGAACGGGCGCGCGAACCGCGCAGCGATCGTTCTGACGGATGTGATGTCGCCGCACGAGTCGAACAAGCTCGTCGGCTCACTCCTGACTTACGGTGCGCCGCGCTTCAACGGCGACGAGCGCGAGGACATGATGATCGAGGCGGG